CCACATTGCCGATGTTGTTATCGCCAGCAGCAATCGAGAGGATGTCAACATCGCCGATGTTGTTTGCGCCTGGTGGAATCGGAAAGTTGAGATAGACGCCAGCGGTCCCCTTGCTTCCAACCCACGTTATATTGGCTGTACCGCTCGTGCGGGTGAATGTCGCCCGAATCCGGCGGATGCCCGCCATAGTGAAACGGAAAATGTTTGCCGTGAGACTCTCGTCAATCGACGTGTGGAGAGTCCCGACGCCAGCGCGGCATCCGTACACTGGATCCCACACGACGTTATCGAGCGTGCCCTCAAAGGCAATGCTACCCACCCATGTACCGCTGACGCGAAGCGACACCGCAGCGATACCATCGCCGATAACGAACGTGTCCGTGAGCGTGCCCGTCGTGAGAGCGGCATTCTGCGTCTGGTCTAGCGTGACCGGTGTAATGGAATCGCTAACGCTTGTAAGATCGCGGATGTCGAGGTTGACGGCATCAACCGTGAGCGAGCTTCCGTTGTCATCCACACTGAGCACGCCGGTAGAGTCAGTGGCTACCGTCACGCGGAGGGCAGTGGCTTCGGTCCCGCCGCCTGCCGTAGAGAGCGGTGCGGGCACGGTGAGCACGTCAACATCGCCGATATTGTTAGACCCGGCGGCCAGCGCAGCCGTCACCGAGTCTGAAGCCGAGGACAGATCACGAATATCGAGGTCGGTTGCGCTGACCGGCTGCGTGACGGCGGAGCCATCGACCTTCACCGCCGTTGCGTTAGCGGCCGTGTTGGCAAGCGAAACCTGCAGCGGGTTCGCAGCTACGCCGGTAGGCGTTGACGAATCGGCGGTAGATTCGACCAGCTTCATCCGCTGGAAGTGGATCCCACCGACGTCATCGGTTGCGATATCCGCGCCGGTCCCTGGAGTGACTGGTACGTTGTCAGACATAGGTCATCAGCCCTTATTCGCCGTGTAGGTGTAGCTCGTGATGCTCACTTCGGCATGCTGTTGGATTGCTACCGCAGCGAGGTTGAGATCGTAGTCTCCGGTCCCGCCGCCGGCAACAGAGAGCCCCACAGAGCCATCGCACACAACCGTTGTGCCGTCGGATTTGAAATCGCGGAACCAAGTCGCCGTGCCTGTTGCGTTCGCATCGCTGTCCTTCGTAAATGCGTTTGCTGTTGCCACGCCATCGATGGCCGGCTGGTAGGCCGTCGCGTTGAAGCGCAGCTCAGCGAGAAGGATCTGCGTGGTGATCGCAGTATCCGCCGTCGCTGGCTGCGTGCCGTCGTAAATGCGGCGGTAGCCGTTGTTGAGCAAAGCGCAGACGGCATCCGCTTCAGCGTTCACCGCGGCGTTCGAGCGTTTGAAGTTATTGTTTGCCATAGGTCAACCCCGCGATTCTTCCGTGCTCATCGTATTTGATCGACTTCGTCATCTTCTCCGCGGCCGGTTCCGGTGCCGTTAGCTTGGCGAGTTGCGCTGCCTCTGATGTGGTGGGCTCGCCGGTCCCCGGTACCGTCTGCATGTTCAGTTGAATGTGGCGTGCTTTGCCCGCACCATTCGGCAGGCGGTTACGGTCCTCAAGCTCCAGTACGTCGTCAATCGAAAAGACACCGTTCTGTAGCGCCGTTGCGTAGCCGGTCCAGCGTGAAGCGAAGTCGCCGCGCAGTAGCGCATCCACGTTGAACTTCGCGTATAAGCGCCCAGCTCCCTTCGCCAAGCGTTGCTCCATGTCTGGAGAGATTAGCTTCAGTTGGATCTGCTGCTCCCATCTGACCAACCACGGCATCAGCGTGTAGTTGACGTACTCAATGCCCTGGTGCTCGATGTTGGAGAACGTCGCGCGGCTGAGGTCCATGACCATGTGGGGCGGCATACGGTAAAAGCGGCAGATATCCGGCACGCTGAACGCGCTCCACTCGACATACTGCGCATCCCGCGGTGAGATGCCCATCGCTTTGAAGTCCACATCGCCAGACAGCAGGATGTTCTTGTGGACGTTATCGGGCCCGCCGTAGGTCTTATCCCACGTCTCGCGGAACGCCTTGGCCTCGTCATCGCTCTTGAATGTGTTTGCGACTTTAATGATCCCCGGCATTTTCCCGCCGCCACTGAAGAACTTCGAGGCGTACTTCTGCGCCGCAAGCCCGTTGCCGATGACGTTCCGCGCGTACTCGCAGACGCCCATCCCGATGTAGCCATCCTTCGTCAGATTCGGGATGTGGAACACCTCATTATTCGGGATAGGCACGCGCTCACCGTTTGGTTGGATCTCCCAGTAGCGCAGCCCGCGCGGCATTGACTCGATCTCCACGTCACCGAGCGCATACGGCCAGAGCGCGACGGCCTTACCGCCGCTCCACTCGATGCGCGCGATACCGTTGCCTGAGTTAGAACTGAGCAGCATCATGAACTCGCGCCCCTGCATCGATGTCATGTTGCTGTTGAACGCATCGTGCAGCACTCGGTAGAGCGGGTGATCCACGCGCCTCTCTTTATTGCCGCTCTTCGATTCCTCGTATAGATGGAGCGGAAGCTGCCCGAACGATTCAGCGAGCGTCTTCGAGCAGGCCCACACGGCGGACAACGTGAGCATCGTCTGCTGTGTGACGGGCTCGCCGCTGTCTGACGGGCCGCCGAATCCGAGGATGGCCGCGAAACGGTAGTACCCATTCCGCATGAACCAATTGACTGCCGAGGTGAATGGGTTGGTCATACGGCTCCAATCAGCACTACGGGAATGGGCTTCTCCGCTCCCATCGCCGCTCCTATCGCCATCACGAGCGACACCACGCCGTCAATGCGCTGTGCCGAGGATGATCCCTTGGCCTTCACCGGCTTCACGTTTTGCGCTGGGTCCTCCATTTTCGTGCAGCACGAAAAATTCCAACGCATAATCGGGTTGCCGTCGTGCTGGATCTTGCGACCGAACACCAAATTCTCAAGCTGCTGCGATGGCGCGGACATCGACGTATAGCCCTGCCCAAACTGCATGACCTTCACGCCATCGGATTCAAGCGCCTGGCGAATCGGCTCCGCGCCCCAGCGGTCATAGGCGATGTTCTGGATTGCATACTCGCGCGAGAGATCGGCGATGCGGTTGGTGAGGCAGCGATAGTCCACCACCTCGCCCGGCGTCAGTTCCAACCACTGCGGAGTCCAGAGGTCGTACCGCACGCCGTCACGCTTGATGCGGTCCTGCAGATCAGACTCGGGCAACCAGAACCAAGTGCGCGTATAGAAGACGTCATCCACCGGCCACACGAGCGAGAACGCGCTGAGGTCCCGCGTCATCGACAAGTCGAGCCCGCCGTAACATGGCGTACCACGCAGATCCGGCCACGCCGTTGCAGCGCAGCCGTCCCACTCTGTCGGCGGGATCCAAACATCCGATGTCTCAGTCCATTGATTGAAGTTGAGGCGCCTGACTTTGTTCTGTTCGGCCGGCCGCGCGAGTGCCGTCTTCACCTCTTGGCGCAGCGCGTCGATCTGGACCGTGACACCGAGACCCGGATTCGCCAGCGGCCAGTTGCGCTCATCGGTCCAATCGGCGTCTCGCGGCAGCTCGTAGATGAGCGGAAAGTACGTCTCATCCTCCACCACGCCATCGAGTACGTTACGCGCGTACTGATACTCACGTCCGCAAATCGTCTCAAGGTCGTAGCCCGCCGTCGTGATCATCAAAAAGAGCGGCTGGCGCCGCGCCACTGAGCCCGATGTCAGCGCGTCGTAGAGTTCCTGCTCCGTCGGCCCCCAGGCGTGCAACTCATCAAAGATCACACATGATGGATTCGAGCCGTGCTTCGTCTTGCCCTCCGCGCTGAGTACCTTCAACACGCCGCCGTTAATGTTGTTGAGGATCGTCTTGGTCGAGTCTTTGATGTCGCAAACCGAGTCCAGGTCAGGGTCAGCGCGCACCATGTCCCGAGCTGCACTGTAACAGTAGCCCGCTTGCTCGATGCTCTTTGCGCAGAGGTAAACTTCAGGCTGGCCTTCCGGCTCCACGCCAAGAAACTCGACCAGACCGAGCGCCGCGATACATTGCGTCTTCGCATTTTTCCTCGCCATCGACGCGAAACAGCGCCGAACCATCCGTGTCCCATTTTGTTTCCGCCATCCGTAGACGTTGGCGATGAGCCGCTGAAACCATACCAGCGGTTCGAATGGCTCGGGGCCGCCGGACTGCGTGCATTTCGTCAGCGTCAAGAGCCGGACGAATTGCAGCACCCTGTCTACTGCGGCCTGGTCGAAGTAGGTCCCGGTCATCGCTTCGGTATGCGGACTAAGATCGTGCAGGTAACGTGGCATATACCCGCGTTTTCCTGCGAGACCTTAACGTTCGTCACGGCGAGCGGTTTCCCGCTTTCGGCAATCAATTCGATGCAGCCCGTTTCGCTATCAATCGCCAACTCGATCTGTTCCTTCTCGCGCATCATGCTTCCTTCGCCGGCAACTGCAGCAGTGCCGCCATCTTTGTTTTCTTGCCATCCTCCGACTTGAGCCCCAGCCTGGCCCGGCTCATCGG